GGCCTGACCTATGGCGCACCGGAGGCCCGGGCGTGCCGCTGGCAGAACAAGGCGGTCCTGTTCCGTGATGCTCAGGGCCGCGAGGTCATGAGCGAGTCGATCGTCTACGTCGCCGAAGCGGTCGAAATGGCCGGGAAGCTCCTCCTCGGTGTATCGACCGCGGACGAGCCGCCCGAGGCGGCGAAGGAAATCCGGCAGCTCGACCGCTCGCCGGACTTGCGCAACGCGCGCGAACTGCACAAGGTGTACCTATGATTGCGACCGTTTTCAGCATCGCGTGGGCGGTGCTCCAGCTCTGGTTTGTGCTCGTCGTCGGGTTCGTCAGTGTGATGCACGCGAAGGCGGTCCTCGCGCGCGGCGAGCGCATTCACTTGGCGTTCCTGATCCCGCTCGCCATCATGGGCGTGATCGGGTGGGTCGCCGACGTCATGTTCAACGCAATACCGGCGTGGATACTGTTCGGCGATCCGCCGCGCGAGCTCACGTTCACGAGTAGGCTGAAGCGCTACAAGCGCGAGGAGCACCCCGAGTCGCGGAAATACCGGTGGGCCGTCTGGTTCTGCGAGCAGGCCAACAAGTACGACAAGGGGCACTGCTGATGCCGGCAGCCGGTCACGTGAACGGCCTCGACACGATCCTGCGCAACCTCAACGGCGCGATCGATGACATAGAGGGCGGCACAATCGAAGGCCTCCTCGCCGGCGGCCTGATTATCGAGCGCACGGCGAAACGCTACGTGCCGGTCCTGACGGGCAACCTCAAGAACTCCGGATACACCCGCAAGGTCGGGCCCCGGACGGTCGAGGTCGGCTTCTCGGCGGCTTACGCCGTGTTCGTGCACGAGAACCTGGAGGCCAGGCATCGGAACGGCCAGTCGAAATACCTCCAGCGCGCGGTGGTCGAGAAGCGGACCGACGTCCTCGAGCAAGTTCAGCGGCGGGCGAAAGTCTGATGAGCTCGCCGGCGGTGGAGCTCGCGCAGTACGTCGCCGACGAGCTCGGCTACGTGTTCGGCGGGAATTCGGACTGGAGCTTTCACGCCACCCGGGAGCCAGCCGAGCCGGCGAACGTGGTCACGTTCTACGATACCGACGGGCGCGACCCGCTCGTGATCGACGGCGCGGAAATCCTGCAGCCGGCGATTCAGGTCCGGGCCCGCTCGTTCGACTACCTCGAGGCGTACGAGGTGCAAAAAGCCGTGTACGATGTCCTGCAGCAGCCCGGGCTGGCTGAGCTCGACACCGATCTGGCGCGCGAAATAGGGACCGGGCGGTATATCGGGATCAACCTCGCCGGGGATATCATCGCTATTGGCCGCGACGACAACGATCGGCAACTCGTCGTGGCAAACTACACGCTGATCCGTCAACCTTTGGAGGGCTCCTGAAATGAGCGAACTCGGTTACAACGGCCGCGCTTTGAAAATCCGGAAGGACGGGCAAGTGATTGCCGCAGTCCGGACCAAGACGGCTACCCACGCCCGCGAGCCCGTAGACGTGACGAACGACGACAGCGACTCGAACCGCGTCGTTCTTCCCGATCCGGCGATGCGGTCCCTCGATGCCAGTGTTCAGGGCGTCGCAACCTCGAACAACTACCAAGAGTTCCTCGAGGATTGGAACGGCGAAACCCTGCTGGACATCACGATCGAGAACCCGGACGGGTCGATCGAGGAGGCCGAGCACGGCTTTTTCCTCGGCAATCTCGAGTTCACCGGCGAGTACAACGGCGCCGTCACTTTCACGGCGCAACTAATGAGCTCTGGAGCTCTGACCGTCACCGCCAGCTAATCACCAGCAACTACAGGAGGGCCACCCGGAATGGCCAAGCCGCTGCGCAAAACTCTGGAGCTCGACCTGTTCGGCGAGCCTGTTCCCGTCGACGTGGACTTCCGCGTTGTCGAAATCGTCGAGCGGGCGTTCAATGCCTCGGCCGATGACCTGATCCGCCCGCTCGCGTCACTGGCAGGAGTGCAGCGCCGACACGTCGCCGACGTGATCTGCGACTGGGTCACGCGCGTGCCGAACTTGGGGTACAGGCGCCAGGAAATACGCGAGCACGTGATGACGGCGCCGGCGTCGCAGTACTACCTTTGGGTCGCGCAAATCTCGAACGCGCTGCTGTACACGCTCAAGCACATGACCGACGAGGAGTTCGACCGCATTCGGGAGGAGCTCGCCGAGAAGCGAGCCGGCGGCGCGCCCGGATCTGACACCGCCGAAAGCGGCGAGGACCCGGAAAAAAAAGACTGACCGACCGGTGCTATGAGGTAGCGGTCGGCGTCCTCGGCATCCCGCCGTCCGAATTTTGGGCGATGTCTCCGCAGGAATTTTGGGCTATCGTGGAGGCCCGCAAGCCCGCCGAGCGTGTCGGTCATATGCCACGGTCGGAATTTGACGAACTCCGGGGGATGCTCGACGCATGAATCTAGGCGAACTCTCGGTCACTCTCGGCGCGGTCATGAACCGCTTCAACGCCGATATGGACGCGGCGAAAGCGAAGCTGATCGGCGTTTCCAAGAAAATGACCCAACTCGTGCTCGACGCCGGCAAGCTGGCGGCGGGTGCCGTTGCCGCGGGCGCAGCGATCGCGCTTCACATCACGAAAACCTCGGCCGATGCCGCGCGCGAGCTGCAAATCCTGAGCGACTTGTCGGGGACGACGTTCGTCGAATTCCAGCGCCAGGCCGAGGCCGCCCGGCGCGTCGGTATCGAGCAGGAGAAGCTCGCCGACATTTTCAAGGATGCCCAGGATCGGGTCGGCGATTTTCTGACCACCGGCGGCGGTCCGATGCTCGACTTTTTCGAGCAAATCGCGCCGCGGATCGGCGTCACGGCGAACGAGTTCCGCAACCTGAGCGGCCCCGAGGTCCTCCAAAAGTACGTCGACAGCCTCCAGCGCGCGAACGTGTCGCAGGACCAGTTCGTGTTTTTCATGGAAGCGATGGCGTCGGACTCGTCGCAACTGATCCCGTTGCTACGCGACCAGGGCGCCGAGCTCGCGGTGATTGCCGACGAGGCCGAGAAGGCCGGGCGCATCCTGAGCGATATCGAAGTCGAGCAGCTCCTGGCCGCCGAGGACGCGTTCTTCAAGATCGGCCAGCAAATCGAGGCGGTGAAGAATCAGCTGGCCGTGGTGCTCGCGCCGTTCATCGTCGAGATTAGCAACCGGTTGCAGGACTTGACCGCGGACTCCGAAGGCTTCCGCGACGCGATGTCCGAGGCATCCGAGCGCGGCATACGTGGAATGTCGAAAGTTGCCGACGTTATTCACGGCCTGCAGGTCGTGCTCAAGGGCGCCCAACTGATCGGCTACGCATTCGGCGCGGCAATGGTATCCGTCGGCGAAATCGCTCTGACCGCGGTCGCGAAAGTCACCGACACGGTGACGGACCTCGTCAACGACACGATCGACAGCCTGAACAAGCTCCCGGGCGTTGATATCGCCAGGCTGGACCCGTTCTCGGGCTCGCCGTTCTACGACGGCTTCAAGGGCATGGCCAACGATATGCGGAACCGCGTCGGCGAGCTGCGCGGCGAGCTGCACGAAATGGCAATGCAGCCGATGCCGAGCACGCAAGTCGAGGGGTTCCTGCAGGCCGTCCGCGAGAACGCGGCGAAGGCTGCCGATGAAACGAACCGCGCACGGCGCGAGCTCCGCGAAATGCCCGGCGTCGTGGGCGGTGGCGTAGACCGGGTCGATCCGGCCGACGAAGAAAAAGCCAGGCGCGAGCGCGAACGCATGGCCGCCAGGCTCGACGCGCTGCGCGAGTTCACAATGAGCGAGGTCGAGCTCGAGGCCGCCGCTCATGCCGACCGCCTCGAGGAGCTCGAAAAGTTCCACGAGGACGGGTTGGTGCTCGACGAGGAGTACATGGCGCTGCGGGAAGCGCTCGAGCAGGAGTACGCCGATCGGCTGGCCGCGATCCGCGAAGCGAGCGCGACGGACCTCGAGCGGTTTCAGGCTGCGAGCTGGCAGGCTCAGGTCGGAATTGTGTCGGGCGCGCTGGCGCAAATGACTGCCGGCGTCGCGCAGCACTCGCGGAAAATGTTCGAGCTGAACAAGGCGGCCGGCATCGCGAACGCCATAATCGCGACGTACGAGGGCGTGACGAAAGCGCTCGCCGCGTACCCGCCGCCCATCTCGTTTGCGATGGCTGCCGCTCAGGCCGCGGCCGGCTTCGCGCAAGTGAACGCGATCAAGTCGGCGCAGTTCGGCGGCGGCGGTGGCGCTGCGCCGTCACTGGCCGGCGGCACGGCCGGCACACCCGTGAGCAACGTCGGCGGCGCCGGTGGCGCCGGCGGCGGTGGCCAGGTCATCACGCTGAACGGCCTCGACCCGGCGTCGCTGTATACCGGCAAAGCGGTGCGCGGCCTGATCGAGTCGATTCAGGACGCACTCGACGACGGCGCCAAGCTCGTGATCACATAGGGGCCGCCATGATCGTTTTACCGACCGACCCCGTCGATCCGAACAACCCGCGCATCGGCTACCACAACGTCGTCGAATCGGCGAGCGCGGCCGCCTCGAGCGCGGCGACCGGCTTCCCGGTCACGAACCTGCAGAACGACCTCACGTTCCTGTACTGGGTCGCCGCTGACACGTCCGCGCAAACCCTGACGTTCACGCTCTCGGCCGCTGCCGAACTTTCGTACGTGGGCATCGCACGGCATAACCTCGGGACGGTGGGCGCGACCTACGAGCTCGAGGGCAGCGCGAACGGCGTCGACTGGACCTCAGTCGCCGGACCCCAGGCGCCGACCGACGACGGCATCATCGTGCACGAGTTCGACCCCGTGTCGTATCAGTACTGGCGGCTCTCGCTTGGCGCTGCATCCGAGGCAATCGAAATCGCCGTCGTTTACCTCGGGCAAATCCTGACGCTCGAGCGCCGGATCTACGTCGGCCACACGCCGTTGCCCTTCGGCCTGAAATCGGTCGTCTCGACGAACCGCAGCGAGTCGGGTCAATACCTCGGCCGCGTGATCCGCCGGCAGTTCTACGAGACGTCGATCGACCTCGAGAACATGGAACCGGACACCATGCGGACCGAGATCCAGCCGTTTATCGACTCAATAGCCGACCGCGCATTCTTTTGGGCATGGCGCCCCGCCGCATACCCGGCCGAGGTCGGGTTCGTTTGGGCGATGGGTGACGTGAATCCCGCAAACCAGCGCGCCAACGGAATGATGCAGTGGAACGCCGCGATTCAGGGAATCGTCGAATGACTCGCGGCGCACCGACACGCGCGACGGTGGTCGACCACCGCCGGCGCCAGCGGTAGGAGCTCGAGGGCGTGGACGTCGTCACGATCGTCGAGCTCGACGTGCCCTTCTGCGATCTGACGTATGGCAGCGCGCCGTGCGAGGCGGCGATCGACGTCACGGGCACCCGCAAGTGTTACAACAGCCGGCGCACGTGCCAGGACCCGGCGAACTTCACGCCGTCGCCGCTGACGGTGCGATTCATGCGCCCGAGCGCCGCCGTCGATGCGTTCTTCGGGATCCCGGCCTTGTCGTCGATCGACTTCACGCCGCAACAGCTCAACCCGGGCGTGGACCTCGGCAAGCGTGAGTCGGTGCGGATCACGTTCACGGATTGCCTGCACACCGACGCCGGTTTCGACAAGTATCTGGCCGACCGCAACTTCAACCCTATGCAGCAGGGGACGTTCTTCGGCCGCTTCCGCGCTCGGTATCCGGTACTCGTCGGCGCGGCGCTGCGCATCCGGCGCGGCGTTGTCGGGCAGGACCCGTCCACGATGGAAACCCGGCACTACGTCGTCGAATCGACGGCGGGCCCGGCGGGTGGCGTGTACACGATCGTGGCGAAAGACGCGCTGAAGTTCCTCGACGGCGATCGAGCTCAGGCCCCGGCCGCCTCGGGCGGCATCCTCGAGGACGCGATCGGCACCGGTACAGGCCCCGTGACCTTGCTCCCGAGCGGGATCGGCGACATCGACTACCCGGCCTCGGGCAAGGTCGCGATCGGTGGCAGCGAGGTTTGCAGCTTCACGCGAATTGGCGACGTGATGACCCTTACCGTCCGCGGCGAG